AAATTCTCCTGTTTGTAAAACAGAAATTAATTCAGCACTATTTGCTTCGCTAAAAATTCTAAATCTATGGTCTGACTGAACATTGCCAACTGACCATTTGTTTGTACCTGCACTTGAAAAACCTAAATAAGCATTGTTTGTTGAAGTTCCGTTTATGCGTCCAATAATTCCAGAACCGAATACGTCTAATGCAGTTGTTGGCGCATTTGTATTTATTCCTAATCTGTTATTAGTATCATCAAAAAATAAGTTTGCATTATCTTGTGTCAAAGCACCAGAAGCACCAATAAAAGGAACTGATCCAGAAGTTAATGCAGTTGTAATTGTTAAAGTCGCAGTTGAACCAACCAAAGCAATATTTCCGTCAAATCCATTCGCATCATTAAATACAAGCGAAGCAATAATGTTAGGGGATAAAACTACATAAGCAGTAGAATCCCATCTATAAATAACGTTTGTATCTTTAGCTATGTAAATAGTATCAGCAACGCCCACCAAAGGGAATGCAGCAAAATTTGCGTACTCCTCAACGGTTCCCGTAAATAAAGACGCCATTTGTGATAACGTAATTTTTTTACTTATCCCTGTATTAGGATCACCAATAATCGTAAGATCTGATAAATCAGGCGCAAGTTCTGTCGCTAATTGATTAATTTTTTTTGATTCCATTAAAAAGTATAATTTGAAGGTACTTGACACCTATTGTTAATAAATGGCACGGTTAATGTTGCATCTAATTTTACGCCTGCTAATAAATCAGGATCGCTTTCTGTATAAAATGTAACGGGTAAGTTTTGATTTAAACTCCAAGTTACGATTGAATAATCCTCTGGATATCTTAATTGCGCAACTATATCCCCCGCAACTTGTGTCATATCTGATAAAACCTCCGTTTCGTTTGTTTCTTCCATAAGCATACGATCCATAAAGTAAAGACTAAATGAGTAACCTATTTCTTTCGCACCCACATTAGCACCTGTTAAAGTAAAAAACATAGCAGGATAAGTTACCTCGCCATTGCTTAATCTTTCCCAGACATCACCAAAATAGACATAATTAATTTGCTCGTGGTCGTTGCCTATCTTTGTTAATTCTTTCACTATTTGATTTAGTGTCATTCTTTTTTGCTTTTTCCAAATAAACTTTTAGTTTAGTTTGGTTTTTTATTGTTACTTGTTTACTCATATATTAGCAGCAACCAATATTTCCCTGATACCTTTCTTCAAAAGTTTTTTTATTCTTTCCATCATAATCATCATTGCAACAAGCATCACCTAAATACATTGAAACCGTGTAACCCTCATTGTCAGGTTTAATTGAATCAATGCCGCTACCAAAGTTTAAATAATTAGGATATAAAGCATTGTTTTGTTTCAGGTACTTTATTAATCTTTGTTTATAAAATTCTGCTCTTGCTCTGTATCTATTTGCAACGTCAATCATATCCTGCATTGAAGGGCTTTCCTGATTCTCGCCTGTCTTTCTTATTAAACCCTTATTGTAAAACTGATATGATAACCCCTGTGGAAGTTCTGACATAACAAAATAAATCAAACAATCTACAATGTAGTCATCTAATAAAGTTGTTTGTAATTGAGTATATGTATTTGCATCTACTGCCGTTTGTAATTCATTGTATAATGCAGAACCTAAAGCAGGCAAAATATACATATCTTGCGCCGTCTTAATTTCAGGCAATACTAATTTTTCTTCTACGTTAGCGTGAAGCCCTGTTCTATCTTTAATAGATTGTACTGATATGAATAATGTGTTTTTGCTCATTTTATTTTCTTGTTACTATATTTGAAACCCATCTATGTCTGCAACTTGGCGAATGTGTATCTGTACCCTTTTCAGTATACCAACCCCCACGTCTATCCCAAACAGAATATCCTAAACGTGCACTAATTGATTCTATTTCTGAACGGCTATACATTTTGTCAGCCTCTAATAAATATTTACAAAATGGTCTGCTTGTTTTTATGTCTTTGTTAGTAAACCCCTCATTCCATTCATAAGAATATCTAATTAATAATTCTTTGGTTTGAGGTTTAATCTTTGTTAATATATCATTCAAAGGCTCTGTTAATGTATGCTCAATAATTGTATTGCTATTAATCCCTTCGCCAATTATATATTCATTTGGTTCAATGTATCCTCCTTCAATTAATGTTTTAATTACTTGCTTAATAGTATCTTCGCTTTGTTCAAGCGTTGTCGCTAATACATCTGGAGTAATTCTTTTGTCCTTAGCCATCAAATCAAGCACATTCGCCTGTAATTGGTTTACCTCTGCAAACATTTGATATTCTGAATCGTCATTAAAGCGCGTTCTTGACCTCCAAACATTAAAGCAATCCTTTGAGTCGCCAAACTCAAAAAACACGCTAAATTCGTCTGAAAATTGCGCTTGTTGGGCAACGGGTTGGTATTTACTAATATCAATTCCTGCTTTTTCAAGTAACCATTCTTTCGGCGCTATTTCTTTTAAGATATTTTCAGTAAATTCAAATCCAATAGGTTCGGTTGGAATTATAAGTAATTCAGGTTCTTCAATCCCTTTATATTTAGCTAACATATTAAACACACTTTCAAGATGCATTTGTTTGCTATTTACATAGGTGTTTTTAAAAATCTCGTAACCATCCCTCATTTCCGAACGGCTACCCAATTTTCCTGCCTCTGCAATACCAAAGATTGAAGGGGTAGTAATTTGATGCCCTGAAAATATATTAGTCTGGATCAATGAATCCACACGCCCAAAATCCTCTTTTGTAATATCAGAAGTTCCCAGATCGTCAACTATTGGCTTCCTTGCACTATCATTAACGAAAGCTAAAATAAACTTCTTGCCATCTGATCCGCTAAACCTACTTGTAAAACGTTTTTCAATATTACGCTTTTCTTCATCTGAAGGTTCACCATTCGGCAGGGTAATTAATTTGCTTGCGCTGAATCCTGTTTGCGCATTACCTAAGACGTGCTTAGAAATCTCAATATCTGATTCAATATAATTAAGCGCACCAAAATAGCCCGGCAACGAATAAAAGCCCATATTAGGGCGGTATTCTTTAATATAAAGTATTTGTTTACCTACGGGATTATTAGCATTAAAAGCAGGATATACCATAGCTTTTTCATTTCTGTCATCCCATTTTTCCTTGTACCAGAATTGAGTATTGTCTTTATTCGTTCTGATCTTAGTGTAATCGCAATGCCATACTTCAGCTAATTGCTTGGTTACTGACCATATAATTTCTAAATAATATCCACCAAATAATTCAGCATCTAAGGATACTTTGCGGGTTAAGTCATTAAGACTTTCCATTCTGTTAACCTTTTGAATAAATCCCTCTGCCTCTGGACTGCCTTTCCAACCATTCGCGCTAATATAGTGAACCTTGCTTTTTACAATCGCATTATGTTTAGCTGACTTGTTGAATAGGTCAACCAAATAATTAGGATAGTCATTGCGGTCGCCATACTGAATATAGCCCTCTCCCTTCTTTTCTTTAAATTCAGGCTGCTTAGCTTCCGCAAATGTTAATACTCTTAAATCCATTATTGTCTTATTTTATAAGTGTCTGTTGTTGAATATTCAGTAAACGACATAGCCGTTCCGATAAGTTCCATTATGCCTGATTCAAGCATATTTAAACCCACAGGATTGGTATTTGTTGTACTTGCTTGCTCATATATTTCGTAGTCGTATTGACCATTCAAAGAAGATCCAAAGTTAGTATTTGTAACGATACTAAATTCATTGTACCTATCCTTGTACAAACTTATGTCTGTATTATTTAGCATAACAAATTTAACTTCAGTATTGGCGCTTCTATTAGTAAACACGAACAAATAATTAGGGTTAGTTAATACCTGTTTTTCTGTTAATGTTAAAATAATACTTTGCGTCTGTCCTTTCGTTAACCTTATCATACTACTAAATAGCAAAAATTTGAATTTGTTGCAGTTAGGGGATAAATAACCCTAATATGTAAAGCTATTACTTTACCGCGTTATAACATCAGTCAAGTTATAACTTTACTTATTTGCGTAGTACTACTACTAACATTTAACATATTTTGTTACAAATACCTATAAATCAGTAGCATATTCGCCCTAATTCCATTACAACATTTTACATATTGTACCTAAAACATTGTACAATGTTCCCAATTCGATAACAAGTTCTCTAATAGAAAACTTTATAAATCAATAATGTATCATATAAAGGATAAAATGAGCCGATAATGAGCGATATACGGCTCATTAATGATCTATAAAAAAAACCGCCGAACGAATTAACGAACGGCGGCAAACCTATAAACCTATGAAAACCTATGCGCCTGCTGTTTCTAAAACAGAATAAACTGCTTGTGCAACGCTTGGTGCTAATGCAGGCTCTGAACCTGTAAACGTTAAAGTGAAACCACTTCTGTCCGCTTGCGCAGTACCTGTTGATGCTGCATTTGCAGTCATATCAATACCACGTGTTTTTCCTAAATACCAATAAATGCCGTTGCTATCTTTTGCAACTGCCACTAAACTATTTTGCGCTAACAAAAGTAATTCATTTCTTGTATTGGTTTGTAATTTGTTTAAAATTATTTGTAGTTCTTGACCATAAACAACTGTTCCGTTTGCAACAGAAGCAGTCATTGTTTGATTGAACATTGAAGTATCTTTAACTAAAGCATACTTCCAAAAACGTTTTCCTGTCGCCTTACTCAAAGCAGTAATTACACCACTTGCTTCAGTTGTTGCAGTTACGTTTGCCGCTTCTGTGAAATATACCTCTACGATTCCGCCTAAACTATCGCGACAATCTAAAGTATATCCTTGTGTTAATGCACACGCCATTGTTATTTAATTTAATATTTTAAAAAATGGGGGTATTTTACACCCCCTAATAATTATGATAAGATAAACTTAACCATCTCGTCTGGGAAGGCAAAGTTTACACCCATTTTGAACTCAGATACAAAACGAACTTGGTCAGCTTCTTTTGCATAGAAAATTTCAAACTTTTCTTCTTCGTTCAACAAATCTGTTCCTAAGAACAAGTTGCTTAATCTTGAAGCATAAATTTTATTTGTTCCGTTTAAACCTTGTAAAGCAATAACTTTAATAGGAGTACCAGGTAATACAAATTCGCTATCAGACTTACCATCAAAAGAATAGTTAAACATATTAGCATTCTTCAATGCAATAGTGTAAGTTCTAAAAGTATCCATTCCGCAGAAAATAGTCATATCATCATAAGCTACTACTTCAGCAGGGATTGCTTTGTAGACACCATCAAAAATGCTTACTACGTTTGAAGCTACAATACCTGTTGCAGCACTAATAGGCGCAGTTGCAATATAAGTTGCAGAGTTTGCAGCTACTACTCCAGATGCAGCACCGATTAATTTAACTAAGCCATCAAACTTATTTAAGTTAGCGTTACCGCTTGCAGTATCACCTTGCCATAATGAAGTCTCTAATTGAGCAGCAATAGTTTTAGCTTTTTTAGTTGCGAACTCTTGCTCAAAAGGAATAGAATCATAAATAGATCCTGTTGGTAATGCTTTTTGTAAATACTTAGCTTCTAAGTCTTTAGGACAAAGTGCTTCGTTTACTTTAATTTTTCCAACTGTTACTGTTCTCTGAGTAAAAGTTGTTGAACCAGATGCAGTAAATCCGCAAGATCCACCTGCTTGGAAGATTGCGTCTGTGTCCATAATGTTAATCGTTTCTGCTGACTTTACGCCAACCATAACGTTTCCTGCGCTCTTAATTAAAGATGCAGTTTTTGCGCCCAATACAGAATCCGTTACCAATAAGGCTTCGTTTTGCTCTGTGTATGCCGCTAATGCTGATACGTCAAATGCCATTGTTATTAATTTTTAATGTTTAAAATTGCTTGTCTATATTTATCTAATCTTTGCTCTTTAATATCATTTGTTTTAATAAATGAATTAAAGCTATTAGGTCTTTGAATTGGGTCGGCAGAAGGTGTATTTGAAAGTGCTTCGATTAATTCAGCTACTTGTGCAAATCCTTGCTTAACCTTATTTTCCAATTCTAAAACTTTCTCGTCTGATACTTTTTTAGCTTCAACTAATTCTGCAATACTTGCATTGAATTGTTCAGCCATATCTTCCATCTTTTTGTCATCCTTAGATTCAACCTCTACTTCAGGTGTAACATCTTCGACTTTAGTCTCAATAGCAATAATTTTACCATTCTCGTCTAAAGTAATTTCTGTTCCGTCCATCAATTCGTGGTCTCCTGCAGGTGCCATAGTTCCGTCTGCTAAATTAACAGATCCTCCAATCTCTAATGCTGAAATTTCAACTTTAGTTCCGTCCATCAAAGAATATTCAGCCATCTCAACCTTAGTTTCATCAACCTTAGTTTCTATAGCTTCAACTTCTTTAACAGGCGCAGCGTTGTCCTCAAACAATGCCTTAATTTTTAAAATTGCTTCCTGTGCGTTCATACTTTTTTTATTATATAGTGAAAAAATGAAAAGTTTATCACTTAACTTGTGATAATATTTTTTTAATAGCATCAACCATTGATGCAACCTTGTTAACTTCTTTAGGTTTGTAGTTGAATAACCCCTCTACGCTAAAGCCCATAATCTCGCCATTCTTTACTTTCTGCCAAGCGTCTTCATTGTCTACGATCATACTCCCGAACCAACTTCCCTCTGGTGCATCTTCAAAGCCTTTCATAGGCATAATGCCACGCGAAGGATCTGAAATAAAACTCTCAAATAATGTAACCCCTTCAAAAGTTGCATTGGAATTATGCATTAAATTCACGTTACTTTGGAATCCTTTTTTGAAAAACTTTTGAACAATTTTAAGAATAGTATCGCGACTAAAAGCCACATAATAGTCGCCATAAGTAGCATCACTCCTAAAAATTGGCGTATCAGCCAACATAATAGCACCAGAAATAATACGGCGATCTTCATTTGTAACTTCAAATTTTTGAGTTTTACTAAATGCATTCCAATTCTTTTGTATTGCAGGACGGTCAACCAATGCAATAAAGTCAACCTGTGAATCATCTTCTATGTCCTCTGTAATATCCAACATATATATTGGTAATTCTTTATTCATAATACTAAATAGTTTTTTTTTAAATATTTATCGTTTACTGAAACCTTGCTCTGTTCTGGATCTCCTCCTCTCTTAATTGTGAATTTGAAATATCGCTTTGTATTACATAAGCTCGAACTGATCCACCACCCCCTCCGCCACCATTTCCTCCGCCTCCACCATTTCCTCCGCCTCCTGTATTTGGTGCGCCACCTCCTCCTATATCAGGGATTGATCCACCTCCATCTCCTGTACTTGGTGATCCACCTCCTCCTAAATCTGGTGCTACTACGTTTCCCTCTGAAGCAGATTCATAGTTTTGAGCTTTGATTAAAGCTACTTGCTTATATCCAAAGACTAATGCAGCCGCCGCCGCAACCGCACCTAATACAGGTCCGACTATTGGAATAATTGCAAGAGATTGATACGCTTGAACTGCCGCTTGTAATGTTCCTATAATTGCTTGTGCAATTTGTGTTTTCTTATTTTGTTCAAAGGCTTTCTTTCTAAGTTTTTCCTCCTCAACTGCATTTCCTTTTACTTTTTTAAGGTCTGCGTCAAGCTGCATTTGGTTTACCTTACTTGCTGCAGAAAATACATTATTTATTGCACTTAATGCCGCAGTTGCGTAACCTAAATATTCATTAAGTTGTTCTGTCTTAGTCGCCTTAACTTGTTTAGCATATTTAGCTTCAATAGCAACTTGTGCTTTTTCAAATTCTTCTTTGGAAAGTTTCTTTTGATTGTATTGATCTTGAAGTTCTAATAATTCTTTTTTCTCTGCTTCATTGATTAATGCTATTTTAGTATCATAATAAGATTGAGTTCCTTTAGTTAATGATTGTAGATTTAATTCTAATAATCTTAATTTCTTATCTAATCTTTTTTCTTCTGCATCTAATTCAATAGTGGTTAAATCATCTTCTGCAGTTTCTTTTAACTTATTTCTAATTTCAGTTTTTTCTGTTTCTGATAATTTTATAAAATTTTTATCCTCCTCTAATTCTGCTAAATCCTTATCAAGTTTAGCTTTTCTTTCTTCTTTTGCTCTTTCTAATTCATCATCAATAGCAGCAATTTTAATGTCTTTAATTTTTTCATTAAATGCTTTAAGGCTTTCTGCATCCTCTTTATCTATTTTATCCTGATCTTCTTTTGCCTTTTTATTTATAGCATCCTTATCTGCAACAAACTTTTCATTATTAAGTTTTAATAATTCATCCTTAACTTTTTGACTTACTTTTAATTGTTTAATTTCGTCATCTTTTACTTTCTTATCATTCTCTAATTGCTTAATAGCCTTATCATTCTCATCTGTTAATATTGCAACACTCTTAGCATTTTGCAATTCAATAAGCATTTTATTAGCAGTCTTAGTATCTTCTATTCCTTGCTTAGCTGCATCATCACGATCCTTTTTTGCTTTTTCATTAGCCTTTGCAGTTGCATCAGCAGTCTTTTTATTATAATCAGCAGTTAAAACTAATTGTTCAGTCTTTAAATCTCTGAATTGTTTATTTTCTTCATCTGTTAATTTCCCTTTTGTTTTTAAACTTTCTCTTAAAGTACTTAATTCATTCTCAACTCTTTGTTGGCTTAATTTGTAAATTTCTTCTTCCGAACCCCCTTGCGCTTTTAAAATCTTAATTCTATTTGCAATATCTTCATTTGCTCTTTTATTA